CTGTCCAATGACAGCATCTTGGTTTGCCCAAATTTGCTCTCTGTTTTCGTCAGTAAGTCCACTTCCAACATTAAGTTTAAAGTATTTACCGTCGTCTTCGCCCTCTACTACAAGAGCACCAAGTAAGCCTTCGTTCTTGCCTGTGCCTTCTTCAAGTGCTACTACAGAAAGTGTAACTTCAATAAACGGCTTTACTTTTAACCAAGCATGACTACGTTTACATTTATAGCCTTCATGTGTCGGCTTGATCATAAGACCTTCATAGCCTTTGTCTAATGCTTCTTTGTTCATTGCTTGAAACTTAGATTGACCATCCTCTGTGTCTAAGTTCATAAGTGTTGCTTCGACTAACTGTATTCTGTAGTTAAACAATCCACTTAGTTTCTCAATCCTATCACGTCTAGCAATAGCATTCATGCTAGTACCACCAGCATTGAATTCTTCTAGAGTAAGCATGTCAAATACTGCTAAGTATGAATCTTCTGTTTGGGCACCTTCTTTTCTATGAACTTGTTTCATAAGTGCCTGGAAGTCTTCGCTCATTACTTCGCCATCAAATACCAAGCCTTCAAACTCAGGTTTGCTTAAGGCTTCATTGATGTGTGGAAAGTTTTCTAGCAATTTACCGTTACGTGAGTATAAGGTAGCATCACCATTTTGAACAATAGCAATAACTCTTACACCATCATACTTGTATTCAATAAAACACTCACCAGCAATCTTCTTAGGATGTTTAGCACCGTCATGTGCTAACATACAACCAAATAGTGGAATAGTATCCTTTTGAACTTTGTTGATAAGTTTAGCACCAGTACCACAACGAAGATCTTTGATAAGTATCCTTCTGTACCAATCATTCCATTGTTCATTGGTTGCTTGGTCACAAAGTTCTTGAATAGCATCTCTGGCCGCATGTCCAGTCAACTGTCTGTTTATAAGTTGATGAAACACTTCATGGACTTGCCCAATTTCAACACCAGCACCATCAGTTTCACTAAATGGAACTTGCTTAACACCAAAAGTTACTAAAGGATCAAGAGCCAATCTAGCACCAGCAATGAATACTTCATTGTCAATGTTATCTTTGATTACTGATTGTTTAAAGAGTGAACTATTATCACTCTCTAGTTTTTGTATTACATTCCAAGGATTCATTAAACGTTCTCCAATCCTTCTAAAGCATATTCTGAAAATACACCATCTTGTGGTTGTTCGTTTCTTATCACTCTCTTGCTATACACATCTTCTATGATCGAACCATCAGGATTTCTACCTGGTGATGTTGAAGCATGGATAACATTATCAAATGTTCTAATGTCAATCCCAGTTCTGTGTAGTATGCTGTCAACAATTCTTTGTCTCATTAACTTCATAAAAGGAACATTAATACTTTCAGGATAATCTGAACCTTCTGGATGATTAACATTTTCTTCGTGGTTGTACCACATTGATTCTAAACCTGTAAGTTGAATTGTAATACCAGGTTCATCAGTATTGTTATTAGAACAACTAACTGTGTTTATCCAGTATCCGTTTACAGATGTAGTTTTATCTTTGCTTTGATTTTGTGTATAAAGTTTGTTCATATAAAGCCTCCTACTGCTTTTTTATCTATACATATATTATACTAAAATACAGGGGGTAGGTCAACCTTTTTAACCACTTTTTTTGGTAAATCTTTCCCTTAATACACCATTTATATCAGCATATTGTGTATTAAAGTATCGTTTTGCAGGGTAACTAGGTGGCATCCAATCTATAATTATATCTCTTTTATATATGAATTTAAGCCAAACAGTTTTACCATTTGCTAGTTTACGAGGTTTCCATGCAAATACTTTACGCCATTTACTATATCTTGGTTGCGTTGGGTCATGGGCACCCTGATCTAAAGGCACTAACTTCCCTCTCGCATTACTACATCATTAACTTTTATTTTAGATGTGTTTCTTAAGTAAACATTTCTGTTACTGCCGTCTGGCATATAACTATAACTAAGGGCATCGTGCATTAGAGGAATACCCCGTTCACCATAAAACTTTTTGAGAGGAAATTCACGCATCATATCTTCATAAACATCTGAGGTAGGCTTGCCAAACTCTCCCACAAACTGACTAGGCGAACTATCTTCTAATTGCCAATCTCTATTGTAACCAAAGCACTCAAAGTCCCAATAATGAAAATTGTATACTAGATCTAATGTTTTTTGTGTATTATTAGACATTTCATACATCTTTCTCCAGTTTACTAAACCTTTATTAAGTTCACGTAAATGCGGAGTCTCATTTTGCATTGCTACATGTTTAACATATCCGTAAATATTAAAAAATCTATTTCTTGTTAAAGTGTAAATATCTTCGTAGTTTTCAAAACTGCCTATGTAGTCCATTCTAATTTTACCATTGCGATCTACTAGATAAAACACTTGAGGACACTTATTTAGTCCCCATAAACTAGTAACGGATACTGGGTCTAGATAAGTCAAAAGGTTGGATATGTCTTTTGGTCTGCCCTCGTAACGCCAATTTACCCAAGTTTCAAAAGTCATATCAGAACCAGATAATGTACCTGCTAATGCCATCCTCCATAAACTAACTTCTCTGTCATATGGATTTCTTACAATGCTACATTTAAATAACGAGTCTGGATTGTCTAAGTAATGCATAGCAGTACTAACAGGACTATGTTTGTCAAAAATTTCTATATCAGTGTTTGTACCGTAATTTTCTAAGAACACTTTATAAGATTTACCGCCTGTTCGCGGAATGTGTACAAATAAATGGTCCTGTTCTGGTAAGTAAAACATTATTTCAAGTTTACATCTGTAAAAAGTTTTTCCGTACCTGCTTTGATTACTTCTTCTACCTTGGATAGGTTTAAATAGATTTCAACAGTTCTGGTTTCCTTATTCCAAATTTTAGACAACGGTGAGGCATTTTTAGGATCTAACGGGACGTTACCCTTTATGTCGCTACCCTTTAACTCTGTGATATTGCCATTCGTGTTGGTAATAACTAATTTATCAATATACTGATTAGGTATCTCTGAAGGAAATACTTGTTTAAGCATTTTTTCAAAATTAGTTAATTCAGAGTTGTGAGTAAGTATAATCTTCCTCTTACTCACAGTCTCTAGGTCTTAACTGCTGATTTTTTTGGCCTACCTGGTTTAGGCTTTGGCTTTAACTCAGGTGCTCTTGCGTATGCCTCTTCTCTTTTGCTATGAGCATCTGCTAACATCTGCTGTTGTACTCTTTCCACATCTGCTTCAATTAAGTCTGCTTGTACTAATAAGTTTTGTGCGATTTCTAACTGCTCTTCTGCTTCTCTTTCACTTAATGCTCTTGGTCTTTCAACTTGATTCACAGCATCAATTTCAGAAGTATCAGCAAGTTGAGGTTTTTCATTTTCCTTACCTGCTTCAATATCAGCAATCGCTTTATTAAGATCTTCTAATGGTACTCTGTCTTTTGTAGTTGGTAACATTACAACTTCGCTTACAGGCACTTTAGTGATCAATCGATCTTCGTGTAATGCTCTAAGCATTATTCTGCCGTCACTAAAATTTCTACCGTTTAGTACATCAGCAAGGTTATTGTTATTTTGTGCTTCTAACGACTCTACTTCTTTTACAAGTTCATCATGTTGAGTAGTTCCTAACTCTCCTGACATTACAACTAATGCATTTTCAGGTTCACCTGGTACTTCTCTAAATAGCACAAGACATTTTCTATCTTGTCATTCAGCAACGTGTTTCATTACATCTGCCATATTATTCTCCCTCTACAGGAGCCTCCGCCGGTGCTTCACCCTCTTCTGATGCTCCGCCATCTGCTTCTGCGTCTGCTTGTTGAGCCTGTGCTACTGCACCTAAGAAAGCATTAAGTTTATCATAAACTGCTCCTACTTGTGATGCTTCGCCTCCTCTAAAGGCTCCCCTTTGAACTGCTAGGTCGACAATTTGCATTAACATACTCAACTCTTCCAAACTTAATGCTGGATCTTGTTGAGGTGCTTCTGGTGACGCCTGACCTACAATTTCTGTGTTATCTGTGTCCGCCATTTTTTCCTCCAATGGTAATTAACAGTATTATTTATTAACTGACGTTTTTATGTGAACGATAAAAAGGTATCAATTGCAAGTTGGTTGTGAAAGTTAAAGGTTAATTTAGCACCACTTAGGGTACCACCTTTACCACTACCAGTATCCATAAAGATGACTCTTTCCTCTTGCTTGGTATAGTAAACCAAAGGTATCTTCATATTATCAACAAAGTTAGGCTCAGCACTTAAAGGCGACCTGTCGTGACCAACAAAAACAATTTGTCCTTTAGGTATTGATTCTGTCCAACCATAAACTCTGTGAGCATATTGTTGTCCTTGATATGTTACTGTTTTAGAGTTATCAACTTGACCATAAAGGAAAGCACTTTCTATTGACTTCTTTGTAATCTTTCTTTCTGCCCAAAAGTCAGGGTGTATACCGCCATGTGTGAAAAAGAAATTATTGTAAGTAACAAAGAAAGGTTGCTGAGGAACAATTTCTAATACAAGATCTTTAAAAAGATCTATACTAAAGTCTACTCTTGCTAAAGTATCTCTTTGAGGCTTGCCTAACTTTACATCATTACCTTTTGCCCAACGAAACATTTTGTTATCATGGTTGCCTTGTATAATAGTACCGTGTCCGCTGTCAAGTATTTCTTTTGCCAACAGCATGGACTCTAAAGGCTTAGGACCGTAATCTAGTATATCACCAAGTTGTAGGTAATATAAATTGTTCTTCCTAGCATAAGAATAAGAAGTAGCAAAGTCAGAGAATACTGAGTGGACGTCGCCCACAACAAGTAAACCTTTATAACCTTCTAAATTAAGTTCCAACGTACTACTCCTACCTAACTGTGCATATTATACTAAAGATAGCAGGTTAGGTCAAGCGAATTATCGCCAATAATTTTCTAATTTACCCTCTCTGACCAAGTCACAACTAACACAATGTGGGCCTCCTGCTAAGGTTCTCATGTGCCTCATTTGTACAGGTACAGGAATAACGCCATGTTTTTCCATTTCTTTCATTAACGGTACCTCTTCATTAGGCACTAAAACATGCTCAGGATCTATACTTAATACATTCATACCAATCCAACTACTTGCCGGAGCATAATCCTCTAAACAAGGCTGTCCGACACACATTTCCTCTGTGTACCAAATAATATCCCAACCATCAAATATTCTTGGTATTTTATCCTTATCCACTCTACTAGAATTTAAGATAACTAGACCAGGTCTTAATGGCATAATTGTACTGTCGACGTGTGCCCAACTATACAAATCATGCATCTTATGTACCCTAAAGTCGGGGCCTAAGGCGTTTTGTAGCCACTTAGCACCCATTTCATTACCTGTATTGGATATCAAGTATAGGATATCGTAACCCATGCGTATAAGGTTAGCAGGATCTAATATAGGTTCATTGTTGTTTACACTTGGGTCTCTGCCTGGTTGAATTTTAAATAAACTGTCCTCCAACCGCGGCTTAGGCATTTGAAGCCAATTAGCACCTTCCATCATTTTATCCATAAAAAGGTCTCGGAAAAGAAAGGTTTCATGGTACCTTGCTCTCAAACTCATAGCACCTTCAATGATTTTGTCACCTATAACTGTAACACTATCACGTGGACAATATGCTTCATATTGATCTGTTTCCCACAAACCATTGCTAATTTTAGCATCGAAATCTATAAGGTTAGGCCTATGTATCTTTACCCCAAAGTCGTTGCTTAAAACGTTGCACAATGCGTCTAAGTCCTCTTCTGCTTCATTATAAACATGATCTGGGTATCTGCCCTTAGGCATATTAGCATACTCTTTAGGACTTAAATTTGCGTAATTAGTTGCGTGATGACTTAGATCGCCATGCGGTATGTTGGCATTTACTGCCGTACCTATAATGATTTCTTTAAGGGGATCCCACTCGTTACAGGACCATAAATTGTTATTCTGTGTCATGTGTAGTATTTACTACAATTGACTCAATAATAGGTGTTTGTTCGGTATCTTTACCTGTGGCTTCTAAAAGTTGTCTAAAATTATTCATATCGCCGATAGAATCGAAATATACTCTCCAAATATTATCAGATCCTAATGGTGCTACATAAAAAATACTTTGGGCATGTTCACTGAAGTGATTAATAAGTTCAAATAGAGAATCGTCATCTTTAGCAGAAGAAAAGACCTCTAGTTTGTTTCTTATCATAGATTCAAAAGTAGGAGTTTGGTATATTTGCTCAAACTCCCCTCCTGAAAGTTTCTTACAAGGCTTAACTATCATTGTTATTAGCCTTGTACTTTACAGATACACCATATGGTGCTACTGGAGTTCTACCACCATAGCCGGAACCATGTATGATAAACAAAGTATCACAGTAGTCTTCGTCACCCCAACTACCCCATGGATAACCATCTGTAAACACAATAAGTTTCTGCGGAACTATGTCTTCAGCCTTAAGCCTATCAAACATACAATCGAACTCAGTGCCGCCACCGCCTTCAACTTCGATGTCATGTATTTCATCAATGTTGCTAGGATCAAACTCATGTATAGTGTAAGTGTCAGTATCAAAGAAGCAAAGTCTTAAGATAAAGTTGGAGTATTGCTCCATACAACCTTTTACTTCACCAAGCAAGTCTTGTAACATAGGATCAGACATAGAACCTGAACTATCAATAAAGCAGAACACATCTAAGTCTTGATCGTAGTCCATACCTGGCAAGTATACTCTTTCAGCAATACCTTTTCTAGCAGGTCTCATAAATGTAAAATCATTCTTTACAACACTTTGAATATTAGTATTGAGCAATTCTCTCCAATCAAGTTCTGGGTTGGTAAGGTTCTTCAAAAGGTTTCTAACACCTTTTGGTACAGACTTATTACCAGCACTCTTGGCCGCATTCATGATTGCCTCTTTCATTTCATCACGAATCTGCTTTCTTTCTTCTTCTGAATACTTAGGTGGTCCAGGCTTCTTATCGCCTTCGCCGCCTTCAGTATTAGCACTAGCACCTTCACCGTCGCCTTCTTCGTCACTGTAGTCCAAGTGCATGTCAAGTGTTTCTTCAGTAACGTGCTCGGCATTTTCAAACAAGTCATCATACACTTCGTCTGAAATCCAGTTCTGATATTTGTAATCAAAGCAGATATTAACTTTGGTAATTCTTTTACCAATGTTGTTTTCTACCAAGTCCATGTTTACAACATAGTCATTTGCTATGTTCCAAAGACGAGGATCTCTGTCACCACGTCTGTCCATATGATCATAGACACAATGTAAAACTTCATGTCCCATTAGGAAAATTAATTCATCATCATCGAGACTGTCAATAAAATCTTTGTTGTAGTAAAAGTGTCTGCCATCAGTTGCGGCAGTTGGGCACCAACTAGATGCGTCCTCAAGTTGTAATCTAGTTGCTAAGTTACCAAAGAAACCATTGTTAAGAAGCAGTTGTACCCTTGCGGTAATCAATCTGTCTACTGTATTTTCTGATGTTTTCATATGTTCTCCTACAAACTATACTTATATTATACTAAAAATTATCGGGTAGGTCAACCTATTATTTTGGTAAAAAGGATGGGGGGACCTGTTAAGATCCCCCCGGGTCTGTGCCGCTAAGTAGGTTGTAGGAGTAACTGGCGACACAGGAAACAAATTAGTTGATATTCATGTACTTGCCGTACCTGTTTACCCACTCATCAATACGATCAATGTCAGCAAAGTCAACATCAATATCATATTCGCTAAGTGCGATCTTACAACCTAACACGCACATTTCTGGTTCAAAGTTATCCATTAAGAAGTTAATGAAGTTATTGAAAGAAGCAGTAAGTTCTTTCTCTTCACCACTATCTTGGATATTCTTAAGTTCGTAACTCATACCAACTGTAAGAGCATACTTGGAAGATATCTCAAGTTTCTTCAACTCCTTTACCTTACCTGAAAGTATTTCAGAAGGCTTAGGAAGTTTAGAAGCATTCTTCTTGTGGTTCATAAACTTAATTGCCATACCTTCGCCAACCAAACCAGTAACAATATCCATCTCCTCATCATGGGTCATGTCACTATCCTCTAGCATTTGGCTTACAAATGCCCAAGATCTTGGAGTAGCAAAACTTCTACTTGAACTCTTTGGATCAAAGTCAAAAAGGTCTTGTTTAGCAAAAGCCAAGTAACCAACAACATCTGGGTTGATATCATTATCAACTGCCCATGACTGCCAATCTTCGTGATTAACTTCAACTTCTAAGTGAAGGAATCTGTTTGCTAAAGGACTTGGCATCCTGTAAGTAACACCTTTATCAGTGTCTCTGTTACCAGCCGCCGCAATTACCACATTCTCAGGTAATACATATTGTCCAACCCTACGGTTAAGGATCAACTGGTAAGCAGTTGCCTGCACACTTGGAGGTGCAGAGTTAAGTTCGTCTAAGAACAAGAAGACAGTTTCATACTGACTAGCAAGTTCTTCTGATGGAAGTTCGGCAGGTGCCGCCCACATCATTTTGTTGGTGTCCTCATCTCTATAAGGATAACCTTTGATATCTGTTGGGTCTAGCAAAGCCATTCTCAAATCAATTAAAAGGTTGTTACCTTCTTCAGCGATCTGAGCCAAGATGTCGGACTTACCAACTCCTGGAGGACCCCAAATGAATACAGGGCGTTTCTTAGCGAAAGCACGTTTGATGTGGCTCTTTGCCCTGCTTAGTTTTACTGTTCTTACTTCTGACATATAATTACTCCTACGAAATTATTTAATATGTATATATTATACTAAAATAAAGGGTCCAGGTCAACCTTTTCTTGAACATTATTTAAAGAAAATGTTAATTCAACAAGATAACCTAGTTCCTGTAATTCATTTAACCTAATGAAAACATCACTATCAGAATAAGTTTTAGGGTCAGATATCCAGTTATGGTTACCTGCCCTAGCACTAAACTTATCTAAATAGCGAAGTGTATATTCCATTATGCTACTTCAACACCTTTAATGATATCTGATGTGATATCCTTAAAACCCCAACGGTCAACAATGTGATATGAATCGTTGTTCACATCAAAAACAATGTCGCCTACTGAAAGTGAGTGCATGTCACGATACTCGTGTACTTTACCATCTCTTTCAAATGTTTTGATTTTGTAACCACTAACGAACTGATCAAAAACTGTATCTTCACCAGTTTCATCATCATACCAGTAACCGTTTAGAATTTTAAAAACTTCTTCTAAATGATTACCTTCTGTGTTAAAGGTTGCAACTTCACAAACCTGTGTGTAGTGGTTGAACATTTCGCCTTCGAAACCTTCAGCACCACGCATGGTAGCCATCTTGGTTTTATACTGTGGATATTTTTCCTCAGCACCAAGATGGCCTCTTTCATTAGAATTAACAAAGTTTGAAACTTCTTTGCTAATTCTTACTTGGAAAATCTTGTACATAAAAACTCCTACCTTTTTACAAATTATGCATATATTATATGCTATATTGGGGGCATGGTCAACCTATTTTACCAAAAAATCTGGCATTTTTCGTAATTTTTCTGCAAAAATTACCAAAATGATAAATACTTTTGTAACATAATTGTAACATAGAGTTTGGTACTCTGTAACAGTACTCAAAAGAGTTGAAGTTACTGCAAACCTACTAGCAGAGATGTTATGACAATAAGGAGAATATTATGGCGAAACCATTAGGTATAGTAGCCATGCTAACCCTACTCATTAGCGGTCCAGCATTGGCTGACAATCACATCGATAAATCTGACATCAAAACTGTCGAATTTACTAAAACACAGATCTTCTTCAAAATGAAAGACGAGTCTATCTATAAGGGCGACCTTATTAGACCTAGAAGTTGCCCTATCCAGGCAAAAGGGGTAAAGTACGGATTCAACGAAGAGATACACAATTCGTTTATAGTATTCCACAATGCAGGTTTTCAAACCTGTAAATTTAAAAACGTGGAGAGACTAGCATGAAGAAAGCATGGAAAAAATTTGACGCACTAATGAAGTCTGGTAGAATTACCAACGTGGCTAACTTAGTTGGAGTTAAATAATCAAAAAAGGGAGCAACCGCTCCCTTTTTCTTAGTTACAAAATATTTACTTTTCGTTTACGAATGCATAAAGATCTTGTGCTGTCTTCACTACCTCTTCAGTCGAAATAGCGGTTACAGGTATTCTTTGACCTTTTCGCTCTTCTTCTGGAATGCTGTAAAATGAATTTGTGACTTGTTCTCTGTTATTTTCTAACAGTCCCATAGCCATTCCTAAGATATCGGTTCGTAGTTCGAACCCACTTTTTCCTTGTGACATAATTTTCTCCTTGTGTGTCAGTGTGTTAATCGACCGTGCCCTCCCGGGAGGGCCGACCTTGCAACCTTAGTAACATTCGTCTCTAAGAGATATATACTCTTGGTCACTGTTACTATTTATTATTGGGTTCGTTTTTGTTAGGATTTTTTGGTTTGCGGAGACCTTGTAACCATTTTTCCAAGTTCTGACCTTTCAGTTTAAGTATAATTGAATCCTTTTCACTGAATAGCACTAACTTCTTGTTATCAACAAAGTAAGGCCATTGCATTGTTTGATCTAACTTTACGACTGCTTTGTTAGACAGTTTAAAGTTTTCTAATTTAAAATTATAACAAGTAAAACTCTTTTCCATTAGTGTTAATCCGTACTTGGTAAGCCTAACTCCTATAACCTTGTTGCCTCTAATCCTATGATTTTTAAAGAATAAAGGCATTATATCAAGTACAGAATACTCGTTAATATCAAGTTCTTGTTTGATTTTATCTACTATTTGGTATTGTAAACTATTTTGAATTGGCATTTTTGACTTCATCTTCACTTACAACAGGTCCGCTTTCTAATTTAACCACACAAAATTCATCTGTGTTAAATAGTTTATTAAGTCGCTCTGCTAAGTTAAATGCATGTCCAGGATTAGAAAAACTAGTTTTCTTATACTTTGGTCCAGGATAATCTAAGTACGAATGTTGTGTCCTTAAATTAATAGGTGCTCCTTGAAAGAAAACACTAAACACACTTCCAGCCGCTAAGACCTGTTCAGTTTTGTAGTTTGTAGTGTCATGATGTTCTAAAATTACTGTTGGTTTTGGTCTACTCATGTATGTCTCCTGTACTTTTATTTATCTAAAATACAGTTAAAACATGCTTTAACTAATTAGTTTTGACCTAAGAAGATGCTGGAAACCTCCTATTCTTTCTCCGTTTATAAAGATTTGTGGTACAGTATTAACGTTTTCTCCACAACTTTCGTAAAATTGTGTGCGTTGATCATCATTATCTAATACTGTTTCTGTGAATTCATATCCATTTAGTTCTAACACTTGTTTTGCCATAGTGCTGTAAGGACATGTAGTTTTTGTATATATTTCAATTTTCATTTTGCTTTAACATATACCAAGTGAACTTAGCATGGTCTTCTTTTGTTTTAAAACTTACAAATGCTCTATCGTCTTTATGTGGATCAGTTATATAAGGTTGTGTTCTTTTAAACCACCAACCAAACCCATTTGGTATATTATCTTCACACCATTTTAAGTAATGATGATTTGTACCATAACTAGGCATTTTGTAGTTGTATTTATATTTGGCGTTGTATGTACCTTTGCTAAAACTCACGAAACCATGTTGCCTTGTTAAAAAACTAGAACTTGCCGGCATCGACATCTAACTTCATAGATTTCTTTGGCTTAACTTCGTCTACATTAGATACATCATTTAATGCTTCTAGCAAATCATTTATATCTAATGTAACTTCAGTACTTCCGATAGACTTATAATACTTGAGATTCTCAATTAGAGTTTTTAATTTCATTTCTCTTGATCTTGTTTAGTTCTTTAAGTCTAAATCTAAGTTCATCTTTGGTGTTGAATGGACCTTCATATCCATATTGAAATAGTGTACTTGCCTTAGGGCAGTAACCATGTTTCCAACCTTTCTCAAAGTTAATTGCATACCAACCTGCCGCATATAATACATCACTGTTAGCCGTTTTACTAAACAATGGTACATCTTTTCTATACTCAGGATGATCAGGTGAAATTAATTCAGGTGATGGAAACGGTATTTCGAATCCAGCAATAAACATTTTATCAGGCTGAATAGCATTTTCAACAATTTTTTGTTGAAATACTCTAGCACCAAAATACTTTTCTACTGCTCTATCGTTTTTGAACTTCTCTTGTATATCACTTGCTAGGTACTCGTAGTCACCTTGCACATTTTGATATAGGACTCCGACATTACCACGATGCTGATCTATAACTAACCAACTTGCGTCATCAACCTTTTTAATTGTTGCTTTCTTACTCATACATTTCTCCTTTTATCAACTCTCGTTGTCTTGTTATTTGTCCTGTTCTTTTATTTGTTTTACTTGTACATTGAAATACTGTTTTACCTTTATCAGGTGATTCATATGTAATCAATGTTTCTTCTGGACCATACTTAATGGCATCCCATATTTTTCTTATTGTTTCTGACATGCGTTAAGTATTTCTCCAAATTCTGTTGCCGATTCTGTTAGTTTAGGCATATTCCATTTATTACAAAACTTCATAAAGAATATACCAACATTCTGTACTTTCTCTTTGCTAAAAGATTCTGCAAATACATCTCTAATGCCTGTTTTAATTTCATATGGTTGTTGTGTAAGATCA